ATGTCCGTAGATATTTCAGTCGAGAGCGATCTGAAGGCGCTTCGCCGTGGCCTTAGCAGTCTGGAGAAGCAGGCCGTGCCGCAGGCGACGGTGCGGACGCTTAACCGGGTGGCGGAGAGTACCAAGTCTGCCAGCGCCCGCCATATAGCCCCGCAGATCGGCGGCAGGCAGGCAGCGGTAAAACGGCGTATCGAAACCCGTAAATCTACTGTGCGGCGCTTATGGGCGGAACTGGCGGCAAGCGAGCGCCCCTTGCGCCTTATTGAATTTGTGGTGGGATCAAAAAAACCTACCCAGCAGCCCGGTGGCAAGCGTGGGCTGGTGAAGGCCAAGGCATGGGGCAAAACGAAAACCTATCGCAGCGCCTTCATCGCACCGCGCAAGAAGGGTTCGAGTGAGACAGAAGTTTATATGCGGAAATCGGGGAAGCGGTTGCCGCTGAAGATGCTGTTTGGTCCCGGCATCATGCAGTTGTTTAAGCAGAAGGAGAATGTGCAGGTGATGGAGCGCACGGTGGCGGATCGTCTGCCGAAAGAGTTTATGCAGAATCTGGCGTTCTACCTGTCCAAGATTCGGGGTTAATACTCGTGGGTGAGCATGATGGTCAGCACGCGGGTGGTGACGTCGGGGTTGGCCGGGTCTTCTGAACCGGCATCCATCGTGTTGTTGTAATAATCCACTTTCCAAAAGAACTCGTGGTTATCGACTTCCACTTTGCCGAAGTCGTGTTCCCCGTGCGGGTCGTTGCGCCAGTCGAAATCATCGAACTCGGCAACGGCGCGGAACAGTCGTGCCTGAATATCTTCGGGTAACTCGTTCACGCCGCAGGTGGTCATGACTTTGCCGCCCCAATAGGTCTGGCGGAAGCGGTCATTCAGTTGGGCGATGCGCTTGGCATATTCGCTGGGGTCGATGGCTTTTTCGTTGGGGTTGGCCTTAAATTCGATGGGGTTGGTGTGTTTTTCCATAGTGTTTGCCTCTTTCTTGTGGGGTTAAACCTTCTATTGGATAACAGGCGTGCAGCTGCAATCAACGTTGTTTTGATATATTTTTCAATGTGTTGAGCGGAACCGAGCGCAGCGGGTCCTTCCAGCCCGCCCTGCACGGGTACGCCGCGAGCGCGGGATTTGGTTAGCGCCAGCATAAAAATGTCGATTTCGTTTCGTTTTTTTCGGCGCATCCGATTGAGAAATAACGATAACCCAAAATGAAAAAACGAAATGCCCTGCGAAACTCGTTTCGCAAAAGCAGAAAATATCGAAATGCACTTCGCAAAACCAAGGAGATAGTGAGATGAAGATTGAACTGATGCCGCTGGATCAGGTGATTCCCTATGCGCGGAATCCAAGGATTAACACGCACGCGATTGAAAAAGTCGCGGCCTCCATCAAGGAGTTTGGCTTCCGCCAGCCGATTGTTACCGACAAGGAAATGGTGATCGTGGTCGGGCATGTGCGCTTTGAAGCAGCCAAGCGGCTGGGCTTAAAGAAAGTGCCGGTGCATGTGGCTACGGAATTAACGCCGGAGCAGATCAAAGCGTACCGCATCACCGATAACCGCGTGGGCGAGGAATCGGAGTGGGACAAGGCGCTGCTCCAGTTGGAGATCACCGAGCTGGATGACGCCTCCTATGACACCGACATGCTGGGTTTCAACACGGAGGAACTGAAAGAGATTCAGGCTTCGCTGGATGAGCTGGCCGATGGGTTCGGCGAGGATGGCGAGGACGACATCGAGGAAGCCGACACCTCCGCCCGGATCGGCGGCTACACATTCCCTATCCCGCGAGAGCAATATCTCGAATGGCTGGAGGCCATGAAGCAGGATGTGGGCTTTGAGAAAAAAGAAATCATCGCAGAACTGAAAAAGCGGCTCGGATTATGAAACTGGTAAACGTCAACGATATTGCGCCTTCCACCTATAACCCGCGTGTGGCAGACCCGGAGCGGCTGGATTTGATTGAACTCAGCCTCCGCAAGCTGGGCTTCCTGCTTCCGCTTTATGCGACGCCGGACGGAGAAATCATCTCCGGCCACCAGCGCCATCATGTCGCCTGCCGCATAGGAGCCTCGCAGTTGCCAGTGGAAGTCACGCGCCCAATGGACTTGGCAGAGCGCAAAGGCGTCAACGTGGTGTTTAACCGCGCCACCAATGATTTAGGCCAGAGCGACACGGTGGCGGATATGACTGCGCGGATGCAGGCGTCGGACGTGCGGAAGCTGGCCGAAAGCCTGCCCGATAAAGCGGTGGATAGTCCGGAGTTTTATCCATGCCTGAATGCCAAGCCGCATCCTATCGCGCCTTTCTTAAAGGCGAACACAGGCCGCTGGAAGGGTTATTCGCTGAACATCGCCAAGACGCTTAAGCGGCGCGGGATTATGATGCCGGTGGTGGCCACGCGGGATTACCGGGTGGTCAATGGCATTGGCCGCTTGCAACACTGTGCCGAATTGGGATTGGAACAGGTGCCGGTGGTGTTTGTCACTGACGCGGAAGGCCAGCTGGCAGAAGCCATGCTCAATTACCTGTCGATGGATTTTGACATTCATCGCCGGTACGAGGATCTGCTGCGGCATAATTCGTTCCGGCGCCTGCGTCAGGTGCGAAACAGCCTTGGGCGCGGGTTCATCTTCGCGGTGGCGGGAGATTCTACCGCCAAGGCCTTTGATATTCACGAGGCCGCTAACCGCGAACGCTGGATCAAGCAGCATGGACGCTGTATGCTGGATTTCGGCGCGGGGCATTTGCATGAAACCCGCATCCTTCGCAGCATGGGTATTATGGTCACGCCGTTCGAGCCGTACCGGGTGGGTGAAAGCGATGAAATCGACAAGGAAGCCAGCATCACTCTGACGCGGGAGTTTCTGCACGCGATTGGCACGCAGAAGCTGCGCTACTCGTCCATCTTCATATCCAGCGTGCTGAACAGTGTGCCGTTTCAGGCCGACCGGGAACATATCGCCTGTATCTGTGCGGCGCTGGCGGATGAGTCCACGCAGCTTTACGCGGTGGCCTCTGCCATCAACCATATCAACATCAAGCAGCTGAGCGGTTACCACTCGCTGAATGAGCGGCAATCCGGCGCGGTGCTGTTTAAGCTGGATTATGAACCGGGCATTACGCTGGGCGATATTGCTACCTCGCCGAAAGTGCAGAAGTACCACTCGCAGCGGGAGTTTTACGAATTGTTCAAGCAATTCTTCCTCGCCGTGCAGGTGGATGAAAGCAACAGTAACGTGCAGGCCATTTGTGGTAAGCCACGGGAAATCAATCTCAAAAGACTGAAAGCAGCACTCGAATTTGAGTTTGACCTTCCCTATCCTGATGGCAGCCGCATGGGGCTGGTGAATGAGGCAAAGCAGGCATTCTCCCGGCGGCTGGGAGTGAAGTTATGATTATTCTGCTCGATCTGAATTATACGCTGGTGGCCAACAGCCATGAGAAGCGCAAGCCTTTCGCCCTGCAAATCCAGCAGGAAACCTACCGCAACTGGCTGGTGAGTCTGGTTGCGCCCTATCACACTATCCTGATGACGGCGCGGCCTGAGAAGCACAAGCAGCCGACGTTGGATAGCCTCTACTTCAAGGCCGGATGGGTGCCGCAGGAAGCGCATTTCAACCGCTATTACAAACCGCCGCATATCGCCAAGCGGATCATGCTGGAGCAGCTGGTGTTGCCAAAGCATGGGAGTAGCAGCGAGCAATATCTGGCGATTGAGAGCAACCCACGCACGCAAGCCATGTATGCGGAATTCGGTATTCCGTCCGTCAAAGTATTTGAGAACGAACAATGGACAACACTACCCACACCGTAATGGACATCCCGAAGGAATGGACGTTCGAGCACGCCGGGGTTGCCCAGAGTTTCAACCAGCATGTGCGCGAGCAGCTGCCTTGGTATGATCTGGTGACCGGCGCGGTAGCGCATATCGCCCGCCACTATATCCCGCAAGGTGGGCTGGTCTATGACATCGGCGCTTCCACCGGCAATATCGGCAAGGCGCTGGAAGCTGCGCTCACGCAGCGGCAGGCAAAGCTGGTGCCGATTGAGCCAAGCGCGGAGATGTGCGGCCAGTATTCGGGACCGGGCAAGGAGCATCTGGTGCAGATGGACGCCTGCCGGTTTGATTATGAGCCGTTCGATGTGGCCGTGTGTTACCTCGTCATGATGTTCATGCCGGTGGGTGCGCGGGCGGCGTTTATTGCCAAGCTCCGCGCCTGCCTGAAACCGGGTGGCGCGATTGTCATTGTCGATAAATGCGAAGCGGCCACTGGCTATCAGGCCACGGTGCTGTGGCGGCTGACGCTGGCGGGCAAAGTGGCGGCGGGTGTCAGCCCTGAGCATATCATCGCCAAGGAATTATCACTCGGCGGCGTTCAACGCCCGCTTGATCCCACGATACTCGGAGAGAATGCAGCGGAATGGTTTCGGTTTGGAGAGTTTGCGGGGTGGATTATCACGTCATGATAGGAACCCTTCATGCAAATTCTTCACAAGGTAGCAGTCATTGCGCGGTTCCTGAACCTGACGGAGCGCCGGGTGCAGCAGTTGGCGCGGGATGGCATCATCCCCAAAGGCGACAAAGGCAAATACGATCTGGTGCGCTGCGTGCAGCACTATGTACGGTATTTGCAGGATCGCGCCTATGGCAACCCCGATGCGCCGCGTGACACGCATCACGAACGCGCCCGCCTGATTAAGGCGCAGGCCGATAAAACCGAACTCGAAGTGGCCGCGCTTCGTAACCAACTGATTCCGATTGAAACGATTGAACATGACTGGATGCAGCAAGTCTCCGCCTGCCGGATGCGGCTGCTTGCCATACCCAGCAAAAGCGCCTTCCAGATCGCCGCCTTAAAGCAACCCACCGAGATTGAGCGGTTCCTTAAAGCCGCGATTTACGAAGCATTGAGTGAACTCGCCCATGATGACGCGCTACCAGAAACTAATGCAGAAAGTCCGACAGGTGTGGATGCCGCCGCCGGAACTGACCGTAAGCCAGTGGGCGGACGAAAACCGAAAACTAAGCCCGGAAGCAAGCGCCGAACCCGGAAGGTGGCGGACTGACCGCGCACCCTATCAGCGCGGGATGATGGATGCAGTGAATGAACCCGGCGTGCGCGAGGTGGTGTTTATGACCTCCGCACAGATCGGCAAAACCGAGATATTGAACAATATCCTTGGTTACTTCGTTCACCAAGACCCATCGCCGATTCTGTTCATCCAGCCCACGCTGGAGATGGCCGAAGCATGGAGCAAAGACCGGCTTGCGCCGATGATCCGCGATTCGGACGCACTGACGGAATTGTTCAAAGACCCGAAAAGCCGCAACAGCGACAACACGCTGCTGCATAAAAAATTCAATGGCGGGCATTTGACGATGGCGGGCGCTAACAGCCCGTCCTCGCTGGCCAGCCGTCCGATACGGATTGTGTTGCTTGATGAGGAAGATCGCTATCCCACCTCCGCCGGTTCTGAGGGTGATCCCGGCTCGCTGGCGCAGAAACGTACCACGACCTTCTGGAACAGGCTTCTGGTATCGGCCAGCACGCCGACGATTGAGGGTGAAAGCAAAATAGAAGCCCGCTTTCAGCAAAGCGACCAGCGGCTGTTCTTTGTGCCTTGCCCGGAATGCGGTGCGTTCCAGACGCTACGCTGGGCGCAGGTGAAGTTTGACCGCAATAAGCCGGACGCGGCGCATTATGAATGCGAGCATTGCGCGGCTGTACTGCAAGACAGTGACAAGCCGTGGATGCTGGCCAAGGGCGAATGGCGGGCGCAGGCTGAATTTAACGGCGTTGCGGGCTTTCATATCTCGGAGCTTTACAGCCCGTGGGTGCGCTGGGGTGAGATGGTGGAGAATTTCTTCAAAGCCAAACGCCTGCCGGAAACGCTGAAAGTGTGGGTCAATACCTCGCTGGGCGAAACATGGAAAGAAGCCACCGAGGGCGTGGATCACACCGGCCTGCTCAGTCGCAAGGAAAACTGGGGGCGCATCGTGCCGGTGGGCGTGGTGGTGATTACCGCTGGGGTGGACGTGCAGGATGACCGGCTTGAGGCGGAAATTGTCGGCTGGGGCGTTGGGCAGGAAAGCTGGTCTTTGCAATACCATGTGCTGCATGGTGACCCGGCGCAGGCCAAGTTGTGGGAGGATTTGGATCGCGTGTTGCGCCAGTCCTTCCAGCGTAGCGACGGGGTGAGCCTAACGGTTGGATGCGCCTGCATCGACACTGGCGGCCACTATACGCAGAAAGTCTATGAATATTGCAAAGCCCGCGAGCATGATCGGGTGTTTGCGATTAAGGGCGCGTCACAAATCGGCAGGCCGCTGGTCAGTCGCTTCAGCCGCACCAACAAGCTGCGTGTGAAGCTGTTTACGCTCGGAACCGATACGGCCAAGCAGATGATTTACGCACGGCTGAAGATTCACCAGCCGGGCGCGGGATATTGCCACTTCCCGGCGGAATACCCGGAGGATTACTTCCGGCAGCTGACATCTGAGCGGGTGAAAACCAAATTCGTGAACGGCCACCCGACGCGCCACTGGGTGCTTGCCAAAGGACAACGCAACGAGGCGCTGGATTGCCGGGTGTACGCGCTGGCGGCGCTCTACATCCTGAACCCGAATCTGGATGCGTTGGTGCAGGAAATGGAACGCGAACGGATCACCAAACAAAAACCCGAAGCCGCCACGCCCGCAAGCGATGGCTGGATGGGCTTTGATGACTGGAATTTTAACTAAAGGAATCTTCTATGGCACTCACTCTTGAACAGGCGCAAACCGCGCTGGATGCGTGGATTGCAGCGGATTTGGCCGTGGCCAAAGGCCAGAGCTATTCCATGAACGGGCGCAGCCTGACGCTCGCCAATACCCGCGAGATTCGGGAGCAAATTCAGTATTGGGAGCGGCGCGTACAGGCCTTCCAGCAAGTGATTCAAAACAACCAGCAAGCAGCTTTGGCGGATTTCAGCGATGACTAATTTACTCGACAGAACCATTGAGATGTTCTCACCGGAGGCGGCACTGCGCCGCGATACGGCGCGGAAGATTCTCCATGCCCAGCGTGCCTATGAAGCCGCGCAACCTTCTCGCCTGCGGAAAATCAAAACCGATGCGGGCAGCGGTGACGCCATTATGGAACGCGCCGGGGAATCACTCCGCCTGCAAGCCCGCTATCTGGATGAAAACCACGATTTGGCGCGAGGCGTGCTGAACTGCCTTGTTAATAATGTGGTCGGGCGCGGGATTACCATTGAGCCGCAGGTCAAGCGTGCCGGTGGTGAGCTGGCCAAGGAAATCAACGATCAGCTGGTGGAATTATGGGAGGAATGGATTCGCTTCCCGGAAGTGACGTGGGAACTGCACTGGAATCAGATGCTACGCCTGCTGGCGCGGTGCTGGTTCCGGGATGGCGAAGTGCTGGTGAAGCATATTGAAGGCACGGGCGCGGCGCTCGATCACGGCACGCTGGTGCCATATTCTCTGGAACTGATTGAAGCCGATTATCTGCCCTTTGATTACCACGACGAACGCAAACGCATCATCCACGGGGTGGAAAAGAACGCATGGCGCAAGCCGCGTGCCTATTTCCTCTACAAAGATCATCCGGGTGACCGGCATAATTTTGTCACCAAACGCGACGTGAAGCGTTATCCGGCGGAGAAAATTATCCACCTGAAAACCGCTGACCGCATCGCGCAAACGCGGGGTGTTTCCATCTTCGCCAGCGTGATGACACGCATGGAGGATATTAAGGATTATGAGCTTTCCGAACGGCTGGCGGCGAAGGTGGCGGCCAGTATCTGCGCCTATGTGCGGAAAAATCTGGATGCGCCGATGAGTTCCACGCAGGTGGATGGCGCGGGCAACCGGCTGATGAAAATGCAGCCGGGGATGATTTTTGACAATCTCCTGCCCGGTGAGGAAATCGGCATGATCGACAGCAACCGCCCCAATGCCATGCTGGAACAATTCCGCAATTCGCAGCTGCGGGCGGTGGCAGCGGGAACGGCCACCGGCTTTTCCAGCATCGCCAAGGATTACAACGGCACCTATAGCGCCCAGCGTCAGGAACTGGTGGAGCAATCCATCCATTACGGCGTGCTGCGCGATTATTTCATTGAACGCTGCGTGCATCCTATTTGGGAGCGGTTCGTCGATATGGCCGTGCTGTCCGGGCAAATCACCATTGCCGAGGGCAGCATCAACCCGCGTTCACTGAAGAAAGCCAGCTTCCAAGGACCCATCATGCCGTGGATTGACCCGCAGCGTGAAGTCAACGCTGAGGAAAAAGCGGTGGCGGCGGGCTTCAAGTCGCGGTCGCAGGTGGTGCGCGAGCGTGGCGGCAATCCGCAGGACGTATTCGAGCAAATCAAACAGGAACGCGAGCAGGAAACGGAGGCAGGCATCACCTTCAGCACCAGCACGCACGGCAAAACCCAAAAGGAGGAACCATCCGATGACAAACCAGCCGGAAATACTGACAAGGACGATTGATTTAACCTCCCGCTCCATCGTGGACACTGAAAGCCGCCTCGTGCGGCTTTCTTTTTCTTCGGAGGAACCGGTCACCCGCCAGTCGCTGTTTGGCGATGCGTGGGTGGAAGTGCTGGGACATGCGGCGGAGGAAGTGGATTTCTCCCGCCTGAATAACGCCGCGCCGGTGCTGTATAACCATGACCGTAGCGAGCGGGAAAACCGCATCGGCGTGGTGGAACGCGCATGGATTGAAAATGGCCGTGGCTATGCGGAAATCCGCCTGTCCAAACGCGCTGAGGTGGAAGGCCTGTGGCAGGACGTGCGCGACGGAATCCTCCGCAACGTGTCGGTGGCCTACCGCATCCATGAGCGCAAACTCATTGAAGAACCCGAAAACCAGCCAGCCCGCTACCGTGTCGTCCGCTGGACGCCGATGGAAATCTCGCTGGTCGATATTCCCGCCGACGCATCCGTTGGCATTGGCAGGAAACTGGAGGCCGAAAGCCTTCCCTCACAACCAACCCAACCTAAAAAGGAGACTACCATGCCCGAAGCAGTCAAAGAAACCGGGGAACGTGCTGAAAACGCGATTCCCGCAACCCAGCCCGTGAATGTCGATCAGGTGCGGCAGGAAGCCCTGAACGCGGAAAAAGCCCGCCGCACGGAAATCCGTAGCCTGTTTGATAAGCACGGCGATCATGTCGCTCTGCGTGACCAGTGCCTCGATGATCCGGCGGTGGATGTGGGCGAAGCCCGCAAGCTGCTGCTGGAGGCAATCGGCAAGCGCGAAGAACCGGTGGCCAGCAATCAGCGCATTGAAATCGGCGATACGGAGGTGGAGAAATTCTCCCGCGCCGCTGAAGACGCCATTGCCTACCGCGCCGGTATCGCTGGCAAGGATGTTAAACCCACGGAATTGGTGGGTTACACGCTGCTGGAGATGGCGCGGCAATCACTGGAACTGCGCGGCGTGCGTACCGCGCATATGGATAAGCGCGAGCTGGTGGCGCGTGCCTTCACCCATTCCACCAGTGACTTCCCGAAACTGCTGGAGAACAACTCCCGCAAGGCCATGCTGCGCGGCTATGAGGAAGCGGAGGAAGTCTTCACGCAATTCACCCGCACCGGCAATCTTACGGATTTCAAAACCCACAGCCGCGTTGGGCTGGGCGTGTTTGAAAAGCTGGATGAAATCCCCGAAAGCGGCGAATACAAGCACGGCACGATTGGCGAACGGGCGGAAAGCATCAAGCTGGCTACTTACGGCAAGCTGTTTTCCATCACCCGCCAAGCCATCATCAACGATGACCTGACGGCATTTACCGACATTCCCCGCAAGATGGGGCGTGCGGCGGCGCGAACAGTGGGTGATCTGGTGTTCAGCATCCTGATTGATAACCCGGCGATGAGCGACAGTGTGGCGCTGTTCCATGCTGACCACAACAATCTAGCAAGCAGCGGCACGGCGATTACCGCCGCAAGCGTTGGCGCTGGGCGCACTGCTATGCGGACGCAAAAGGACGGATCGGCCACGCTCAATATCCGGCCTTCCTTCCTGATTGTGCCTGCCGCGCAGGAGGACACGGCGCGGGTGCTGATGACGTCTGAAACCGATCCATCCAAAACCAATAGCCGCGTGCCGAACCCGGTGCGTGGTGCAGCGGAAATCATCGTGGATGCACGTCTGGATGATGCCTCCACTACCGCATGGTATCTGGCCGCTGACCCGAACACCTTCGATACCATCGAAGTAGGTTATTTGGATGGCATTGCCGCGCCGTTCCTCGATCAGCAAGATGGCTGGACGATTGACGGGGTGGAATACAAGGTGCGTATCGACGCGGCAGCAGCGCCGCTGGAATTCCGCACCCTGTATAAAAATCCGGGCGCGTAAACACTTCCACCATTTCTACCCAACCGGCGGCTTCAGGCCGCTTTTTTTGTATCTAAAACAGGAGAAATCTCATGGCTACCAACTATGTTCAGGAGGGCAAAACCCTCAACTATACCGCTGGAGCGGACATCACGTCCGGCCAGTTCGTGCTGATCGGCACCATTGGCGGCGTCGCTAAAACCGACATCGCCAACGGCAAAACCGGCGCGGTGCATGTATGCGGCGTATTCAGCCTGCCCAAGGCCAGCGGCGCGGTGACGCAAGGCGCAAAGCTGTACTGGGACGAGAGCGAAAGCGAAGTCACCACCACGGCCACCGATAACACGCTGATCGGTGTGGCGGCGGCAGCGGCGGCTTCCGGCGATAGCAACGTGCATGTGCTTTTGAATGTGGGGCTGTGATGGCGTTCATGGATGACATGCACGGCCACCATCTCACGCTGCTTGAAACGCTGGACGGGCGGGAGGTTCTCTATTCCCCGCAAGGGGGAGCCACCCGCCCGGTATCAGGAATGTTTCAGGCCTATTCGGAATTGGTCGGCGGCGAATCGGTAGAAGTGGTGGCCAACCACCCCGTGCTGTCGGTTCGCACTGCCGATGTTCCGGAAATCGCCACCGGTGACAGCTTCACCATCGGCGGCGATGAATATGAAGTGGTGACCATTCGTCCGGACAGTGAAGGCATCACCGAACTGATATTGGAGGCGTTATGAGCCATGCTCGCACACAAATCCGGCAGGCGGTGGTGGCATTGCTGAATGGCAATACCGAGGCTGGCAACCGCGTCTTTTCCTCCCGCGCGCATCCGCTGGATGATGCGAAACTCCCCGCCCTGTTGGTGTACACGCCGCAGGAAAATATCGGGGAACGCTCCATGCAGCGGCCACGCACGCAGCAGCGCCAGTTGCAACTGGCGGTGGAAGGCTATCTCAAGGCCAGAGGCGATATTGACGCCGAAGCCGACGCGCTGGCTTTAGAGGTGGAGCAGCTGATCGCCGCTGACCCAACACTTGCCGGTCTGGTGAAAGACATCTCGCTGGAGAGTACCGCCACCCAACTTTCCGGCGAAGGTGAAAAGCCGGTGGCTGTCATCACCCTCACATTCGCGGTGCTTTACAGTGTCAAAGAAAATGCGCCGCAAACGCCCGTTTAACAACCAACACAACATCATAGGAGAATCATTATGGCTACCCACGCTGGCAGCGAGGGGAAGGTCTTTGTCGGATCGTCCCAAGTCGCAGAAGTAAAATCATGGTCACTGGAAATCACGTCCGACACGGTGGATGCGTCCATCATCGGCACCGAGTGGCGCAAGAATCAGGCAACCATCAAAAGCTGGTCAGGCAGTCTGGACGGGTTTTGGGATGAAACCGACACCACCGGCCAAGGCGAACTGACCGCAGGCGCGACCGTCACCCTCAACCTTTACCCGGAAGGCGACGACACCGGCGCAACCTACTGGAGCGGTGACGCCATTGTGACCTCCATTTCCTACAGCGCATCTTTCGATGGGCTGGTGGAAGTTACCTTCAGCTTCACCGGCAACGGGGCGCTGAGCGAACAAACCGTAGCAGCATAAGGGGGCAGCCATGAAAACGATTGAGCGCGTAAAGCAGCATTATCAGGGGCAAGACCGGCTGGTGATTGCCGTGCCGGAATGGGGCGAGAAGGATGCACCCCTGCAAGTCCATATCCTGCCGATGACGATGGCGGAAGCCAGCCTGATTCAGCGGGTGGCGGGCAAGAAAGCCTCCGGCATTGAAAACGCCGTTTATTCCCTGATCGTCAAAGCCCGCGATGCAGAGGGCAACCGCCTGTTCAAAATGGAAGATAAGGATGATCTGCTCAATTTCGGGGATTGCCGCGTAATCCTACGCATCAATGACGAGATTGAGCGCCACTTCTTCCAGAGCGTGGAGCAGGTCAAGGGAAACTCCGACGCGACGCACTCCGACGCAACCAGTTAGCACTGGCCTATCGCCTGAACAGGCAGCTTTCGGACATTGAGCGGATGACCACCGTGGAATTCACGGAGTGGGTCGCGTTTTTTGAACTTCAACATGATGCAGTGAGCAAGAAAAATGGCCGTGTTTAGCAGCGCCCAATTCATTATCCGTGCGGTAAACAAGACCCAAGCCGCATTCACCCAGATTCAGTCTGGGGTGGATAATATGGATCGGCGGTTCAAAAGGCTGGGCGGTGGGTTGCAGCGCGTCGGCGGATTGATGGCCACGGCCTTCGTCGGCAAGCAGATTACCGATACCATCACCAAATTCGAGAAGCTGGAAGCGAGCCTTCGCACCGTCACCGGTTCGGCGGATAAGGCGAGCGTTGCTTTCGGCTTTATCGAAAACTTTGCCGCCACCACGCCCTTTCAGCTGGAAGAAGTGGTGGATGCCTTCATCAAGCTGAAGGCGTTGGGGCTTACGCCTTCCGAGGAAGCACTGACCTCTTACGGCAACACTGCTACGGCGATGGGGAAATCCCTCAACCAGATGATTGAAGCCGTGGCCGATGCCGCCACCGGCGAATTCGAGCGCCTGAAAGAATTCGGTATTAAGTCCCGCGCACAAGGCGATCAGGTGACCTTCACCTTCCAAGGCGTCAGCACCACGGTGGGTAAAAACGCCAAAGAGATTGAAGGCTATCTGCGCTCCATCGGTGATGTGCAATTTGCCGGTGCGATGAAGGAACAGGCCGGAACGCTGAATGTCGCACTCTCCAACATGGGCGATGCGTTCTCCAAGCTGGTGAAAGCCATTGGTGATGCAGGCCTGACGGACATTCTGATTTTCATTGCCGATAAAATCAAATGGCTGGCGCAGCTGATTACCGATTCGATTGAACCTTTCCGGCTGGGCTTCAAGGCCTTCATCGCGGAGGTGATTAAATTCGGCAATCTATTCATTGCTGTGTTTGAAGGCGTGGGCGATGCGTTCAATGCCTTTGGTGATGCTATTTCCTCACGCTTCGAAGCGCTGGGACAGGATTTAGCGAATTTCGTCAACAACCCGCTGGGCGGCATTTCTTTTGAAAACACCCGCGCCGCGCTGGAAACCGGCCTGCTCGATGCGATGGGAACCGCGTTTGATAAGGCGCTGGCCAGAGCACAGGAATTCAACAGCGCCATTGATGCGGAGATTCAGGACGCCGCTGCAAAAATCGTGGAAGCACGGCAGGCCAAAAATCAGTCGCTGGATGGATTATTCGGCGAAACCGCCACCCCGGAAAAGGTGGAGGAAACCAGTAAGGCCGTCAAAGGACTGAATAAGCTGCAACAGGAAGCCAAGCGCATCTTCGAGGCCACGCGCACGCCGTTGGAGCGATACAACGAAGAAATGGCGCAGCTGAATATGCTGTTGGAGAAAGGCTATATCAATCAGGACACGTTCGGGCGGGCGGTGGAACAGGCAGGCGAACGGCTGGGCAAAGCCAGCAAGAAAACCGGCGAAACCATTGAAGGCGAATTCTCCCGCATCGGCGAGTCGATGGAAGGCACGATTGCCGATTCACTGGACGCCATTGGTGGCCGTTTTGATGGCTTCGGCGATTTCTTCAAGGGCTTCCTTTCTGATTTGAACCGCACCCTGCTGCAATATGCCCTGAAGGATTTAGGCATCTCCGGCAAGGGCGGCATCATCGACGGCCTATTCAGTTCTATCGGCGGTATGTTCGGCGGTGGTAGCGGCGGTGACGGTGGTGGATTCGGCGGGATGCTCTCCAGTATCGGCAATTTCTTCGGTGGCTTTTTCGCCGATGGCGGCAGGCTTCAGCCGGGGAAATTCGGCATTGTCGGCGAGCGTGGTCCCGAACTGGCATTTGCCGGTAACACGCCGATGCACATCATGCCGGGTATGGGCATGGCTCCGGCTCCCGTCATGGTGAACATGCACATTCAAACCCCGGATGTCCGCAGCTTCCGCCAGAGCCAAGGCCAGATCGCAGCGGATATGGCACGTTCGATTGAACGGGCGCGTCGTAACCTCTAAATGGGTAAAAAATGGAGATAATTGGATATAAACGGATATTGTTCTTGATAATGGGTGCTAAATGGATATAATTGGGTATAAATGGATATTCAGGAACATCCATGCTTCAGATCAAGAACATCACCATTACCACAGAAATCCTTAGATTTATCAGTGAAATAGATGAATTCAAGGGCAAGTGGCAAGCCACGCAGGACTTAGCGCCGGATCGCCTAAGCAGCCTGAAGCGCATCGCTACCATTGAAAGCGTTGGATCATCCACGCGCATCGAGGGGGCAAAGCTCACCGATGAACAGGTGGAACAGCTGCTTTCCAAGCTGGAGCAAAAATCCTTCACCACCCGCGATGAGCAGGAAGTGGCAGGCTATGCCGATGCAATGGATATGGTGTTTGAAAGCCACGCACAGATTATGCTGACTGAAAATCATATCAAGCAGTTGCATGGCGTTTTGCTGAAATACAGCACCAAAGATGAAGAGCATCGCGGCGCGTATAAGAACGTCACCAACCATGTGGAGGCCTTCGACGCAGACGGTAAAAGCCTCGGCGTGGTATTCCAGACTGCTACGCCGTTTGAAACACCGTTGATGATGAAAGAACTGGTGGAATGGTACAACGCGCAGGCAAATGAAGAAGCGCAGCATCCGTTGCTGCTGGTGGCGGTGTTTATCGTGGTGTTTCTTGCTATTCATCCGTTCAAGGATGGCAATGGCAGGCTTTCGCGCATCCTCACCACGCTGCTTCTGCTTCGCGCTGGTTATTCCTATGTGCCGTATAGCTCAATGGAAACAGTGATCGAAGCGAACAAGGAAAACTACTATCTGGCACTGCGCCGCACGCAACAAACTATCCGCACGGAAAATCAGAACTGGGAAGCGTGGCTGTCTTTCTTCCTGAAAACAATGGTGAAGCAAAAAGACAATCTTGCCCGGAAGGTCAAAGAAGAGCGTCACTTGCGGGAAGCATTGCCAGCATTGTCACGCACTATTCTTGAAATGGCCAATACTCGCGGTGAAATTACCGTGCGTGAGATTGAGGACGCCAGCGGAGCCAATCGCAACACGATCAAAGCGCATCTAAAGAAGCTGGCAGAGCAGGAATATCTGGTTGCTGTCGGTAAAGGGCGCGGCGCACGCTATACGGTGAAGAAGCAAAGCTAACTGCTTAAGCGCAGCACTGAATTTTCAAGGGTTCACAGGTTACGGCTTGTGAGCCCTTTTTCGTTTCACAAGCTATGGATTGTTAAAATGAGCTTCGCAGAAATCCAATTCCCCAGCGACATCAGCTATGGCGCGACGGGCGGACCCACTTTCTTAACGGATGTGGTGGCCACCGTATCCGGGCATGAGCAGCGCAACAGCAAATGGAGCCAAGCGCGTGCGCGGTATAACGTCGCCTCCGGCGTCAAAACCGAAACGCAGTGGCAGGCGCTGATTGCGTTCTTCCGTGCGCGGCGTGGCAAGGCGGTGGGGTTTCGCTTCAAGGATTGGGGCGATTTTAAGGCAATCAACCAGCCTCTGCTCGCGCTGGAGGGTGATGAACACCAGCTGGTGAAGCAATATATCAGCGGTGCGGTAGTGTCGGAGCGGATCATAACCAAACCAGTGGCCGGAACGGTGCAACTCTATGAGGACAGCATCCTGCAAGCCAGCGGCTGGAGCATCGACACCGCCACCGGCATTATCACCACGTCACTTTCCGGCACACTTACAGCGGATTTTGAATTCGATGTGCCGGTGCGTTTCGATACCGACGAACTGGCGCTTTCGCTGGATAGCTTTGATGCGGGCAGCTGGAACAGCATTCCGCTGATTGAGGTGCGCGTATGAGAGTGATTTCCCCACAACTGGAAGCGCATTTCGGCAGCGGCCTGACCACGCTTGCCACCTGCTGGCGGCTTACACGGCAGGACACGACCGAGCTTGGCTTTACCGATCACGACCGGGCGCTGGTGATTGACTCGCTGGAATATGACTCCATCGCCGGATTCACGCCCACCACGGTGGAGAGCAAATCCAACATGAGCGTTGATAACCTTGATCTGGAGGGGCAGACATTCCCTTCCAAAATCACGGAATCCGACTTGCTGGCAGGCCTCTATGACTACGCCGAAATTGAAATCTTCATGGTGAATTATGAGGATTTGAGCCAAGGAAAGCTGGTGGTGAAGCGTGGGCGGCTGGGCGAAGTGACACTGAACGCGCAGATGTTTCATGCCGAAGTGCGCGGCCTCACGCAGCATTTAAGCCAAACCATCGGCGAAGTGTATTCGCCTTCCTGCCGCGCCGTGCTGGGTGATAGCCGCTGCAAGGTGAATCTTGCCAGCGTTACTGTGACTACCACCATCACGGAAGTGGTGAATAACCAGACTTTCAAGGCTTCCGCACTCACGCAGGCGGCGGGCTGGTTCACTGGCGGCGAAGTGGAATGGACATCCGGCAATAATGATGGGCGGCGCATGGAGGTGAAGGAATTCGCCTCCGCGCAGGTGGTGCTGGCGCTGCCAATGGGAAAATCCCTCCAAGTGGGTGACGAATTCAAGATCATCGCCGGGTGCGACAAGACCCATGAAACCTGTCAGGGCAAATTCAGCAATATCCTTAATTTCCGTGGCGAGCCGTATGTCCCCGGCGTGGACGCGCTGCTCACCACGGCGGGAACCATGAGTAAGGGAAACCGTAATGACTAAAGTCACGAAACAACAGATCGTAGCGCAAGCCCGGACATGGCTCGGCACGAAGTATCACCACCAAGGCAGGCTGAAAAAGTCCAAGGCGGGCGCTGGTGGGGTGGATTGCATCGGGCTGATTATCGGCGTGATTGACGAGCTGGGCTTGCAGGACGGCGAAGGCAATCCGCTCTCCCGACATGATGAGTTCAATTATTCCATGTACCCGGAGCGCGGGCGGCTGGTGGGCGCTATCCAGCGGCATCTGCGCGAAGTGCCGGAAGAAAAGATGACGCAGGGCGATGTGCTGCTATTCCGCACCTTCCGCGATCCGCAGCATGTGGGTTTGCTCACGGAATATCCCACCGGCGGCGCTGGCCTGATCCATTGTAATTCCAGCGCGGGGCGCGTGGTGGAACAGCCGCTTTCCGATGCGTGGCTGCGAATGCTGACCCACGTTTACCGATTCAAAACGAAACAACTCCAATCGCTGAAGTAATCCTATGGCTGATATTGTCCTTCCTGTCGTTGGCGGCGTGGCCGGTTTTGTGCTGGGTGGTCCCTCCGGGGCAATTCTTGGCGCGAATCTCGGCGGCATGGCTGCGGGTGCGTTCTTCCCGAAAAGCCAGCGCGTGCAGTTGCCTACTCAGGAGGGACCGCGCCTTGCTGACCTCCGGGCGCAGATTTCCACCTATGGGAATATCATTCCAAGGGTGTATGGCACGATGCGGCTGGCCGGAAACGTCATCTGGGCAACCGATATTAAAGAAGTCCGCAGCGAGAAAACCACCACACAAACCTCTAGCGGTGGCGGCAAAGGCGGTGGCGGCGGCAAAACCACGACCAGCCAGACTACGATTTCCTATGAGTATTTCGTCACGCTGGCGATTGCCATTTGCGAGGGTGAGATTGACGAGGTGATCCGCGTATGGGCGGATAGCAAAGTGCTGACGGAAACGGAACTTTCCGCCGCGCAGGGCAAGTATAACGTCCATTTCGGCGATGAAGATCAGGGTGTTGATGACATCATGGCCAAATACCTGCCTGCCGGGACGATTCCGGCGCATCGGGGCATGGCCTATGTGGTGGTGGAAGATTTTCCGCTGGCGGCTTATGGCAACCGCATCCCCAATTTTACGTTCGAGGTGCGCCATACCGTTAAATTCCAGCCCAGCGTGGAAGATAAGGTCAAAGACATCGTGATAATCCCCGGCGCGGGGGAATTTGTCTATGGCACGCAGGTCACCACCAAGCAGGATGGATATTATGCCTATTTCGGTGGAGCCTTCACGCCTTCCAGCGACAAGAAAAGCATCAACATGCACAATTACGAAGGCAAAGCCGATGTGCAGGTGGCGATTGACCAGCTGCTGAAGGTATTGCCGAATCTGGAATGGGTGGCGGTGGTGGTGACATGGTTCGCCACTTCCACCGATGCCGGGGATTGCGAAATCATCCCCAAAGTGGAATTCCAAGGCACCACGCAGGTGCTGCCGCAGGATTGGAGCGTGGCCGGTTACACCCGCGCCACCGCGCAAACGGTGCTGTTTTTCGATGATGACAAGCCCACCTATGGCGGCACGCCTTCCGATCACACGGTGGTGCAACTCTGTGCGGAACTGAAAAGCCGTGGCCTGAACGTCATGCTCTACCCCATGCCGTTCGTGGATACGATTACGCCGGTGCCGAAGCCGTGGCGCGGGCGTATCGAGCCTGCCAATGCGACTGATGCAGCCAGCTGGTTTACCAAAACCAACGGCTATAACGCTTTCATCATGCACTATGCCAATTTGCTGAGTGGTGATGTGGATGCGTTCGTCATCGGCTCGGAGCTTATCGGCATGACCGGCTTTACCGATTCGCCCGGAAGCTATCCGGCGGTGGCGCAGCTGGTGAGTCTGGCCGCTAGTGTCAAAGCCGCCATGCCCGGAACGCTGATTACCTACGCCGCCGACTGGAGCGAGTATCACAGCACGGGCGGCTGGTTTAACCTCGATCCGCTGTGGGCTTCGGCCAATATCGACTTTGTGGGCATTGATAGCTATTTCCCACTCACGCCGGACCTGCCGCAAATCCAGATCACGCCGGAGCTTATCACCGAATATTGGGAAAGCGGCGAAGGCTGGGATTATTACTATGCTGATTCCGTGGCTCGCACTGGCCAAACCAGCTATGGCGGTGATCCAACCTACGCATGGAAAAACCTCGAACACTGGTGGAAAAACACGCATGTAAATCCGAATGCGGTGGCAACCGCTTGGACTGCCAAAATGAAACCAGTCTGGTTCACGGAATTCGGCTTTCCTTCGGTGGATGGCTGCACCAACCAGCCCAACGTGTTTTATGACCCGACCAGCTCGGAGAGTTTCTTCCCGCGTGGCAGCAAAGGCCGCGTGGATTTTCAGGCGCAGCGCGTGGCACTCGATAGCACGTTGGATTATCTGGAAGCGCGGGAAACCGCCTCCGGTAATACTGGCCTTGTGGCGCGGCGCTTTATCTGGACATGGGACGCCCGGCCATTTTCCTTCTGGCCTGATCTGGAAGGCGTGTGGCAGGATTCCATCCTCTGGGCAACCGGCCATTGGGTGAACGGCAAGCTGGGCGCTTCCACGCTCGGCGCGGTGGTGGCAGAGTTGCTGCAAGCCGCAGGCCTCACGCCTTCGGATTATGACGTCACACGCCTGACTGCCTCGCTGGAAGGGTTCATCCTACAACAGCCGATTACCGTGCGTAATGCGCTGGAGCAGCTGGCTAGCGGATTCTTTTTCGACGTGGTGGAAAGCGATGGGATTCTTAAATGCGTGCCGCGTGGTAATGCGTCGGTAAAATCCATCCCGGAAGCTGACCTCATCCCCAGCGCCAAAAGCGGCGTGCAGGATGTGCTGGAGATCCATTACGCGCAGGAACTTGAACTGCCCCAGCGCGTCAATGTGACCTACCTTGACCGGCCTTTCAATTACGACCCGGTAACGCAAACCTCCCAGCGCCAGACCACCAAGGCGGTGGATCAGGTGACGATGAACTTGCCGATTGTGATGGGCGCAACGCAGGCCAAGCAGGTAGCCGACATTACGCTTTATGGAACATGGAAAGAACGCCTGAGCTTTAGCCTGACCGTACCACCCAAATATGTACGGCTTGAACCGACCGATGTCATCACCGTGACCGTTTCCGGGGTGGCGCATGAAATGCGCGTCATCAAAACCGATATGGAAGCCAACGGCCTGATGAAAATCAACGCCGTGGCGGAGGATGTGAGTTCCTACGATTTCTACACTCCGCCGGGTGAGACATCGCGCAATATCACGCCGCCGGTACTGGTGCCGGAAACGCTGCTTCAGTTTGTGGATGCGCCGCCGCTGCCGGTGGATACGGTGCAAAGTCAGGGATTACTGCGCCTTGGCGTAGCTCCCGATGGAGCGGATTGGAACGGTGCGGCAATCTATCGTTCCGACGATGGCGGAGAAGATGGCGGCAATACCTTCAACCTGCTGGCCGGGCTGGAGGGCGCGGCCACTTTCGGCGTTATCATCACCGACCTTGCCGCCGGTATCACGGAAACGTGGGATCAGGTAAATCAGGTAGAGGTGGTACTGACCAGCGGAAGCCTTGCCAGCGTCAGCGAATTGGCTGTACTGAACGGGGCGAACGCTGCCTTAATCGGTGACGAGCTGGTGCAATTCCAGAATGCGGAATTGATCGGCGAGCGTACCTATCGCCTTTCCCGGCTTTTGCGGGGGCGGCAGGGTACGGAATGGGCGGTGGGTAGTCATACCGCCGGGGACAGGTTCATCCTGCTTTCTCCGGCCTTATATACGACCGCAATCGCTAACAACCTGATCGGGCGTGAACTGTTCTATAAGGCGGTGAGCGTTGGCAACTCGCTGGGTAATACCGACGAGGTGGCTTTCACCTATAGCGGGCGAAGCCTAAAACCCTTTGCGCCGGTGCATGTTATAGGCCTGCGCGACGGCTCCGGCAATCTCACCATCAGCTGGGTGCGTCGCTCCCGCGTGGATGCAGAATGGCGTGATGGGGTGGATATTCCGCTGGGCGAGGAAAGCGAACGCTACGAGGTGGAAATCATGGATGGCAGCACAGTAGTGCGAACGATTGCCGCCACCAGCCCGACCGCCAGCTACAGCGCCGCCGAGCAGACTACCGATTTCGGCAGCCCGCAAAGCAGCATCAGCGTGAAACTGTACCAGCTTTCTGCCGTGGTTGGCCGGGGATACGCCGCCAGCGCCAGCATTTAACAACACATTGGAGGAACGAATGACCTAATTATTCATCAAACAACAAACTTGCTCGGTACATATCTTGATTGCTAAGTGTATAATGAGCAAAGGCAGGACATTCAGATATAGACTGGTTAATCAAGCTATTCAGGACAAAAAGATTGCTCGTTTGAATTTTGGAAAATGAAGATTTAATGGCAACTAAATCGTCTTGAGTGGTCTGGTTAATAAAAGTGGCACATTTCCCGATTAAACCCACCACCACATCAGATAATTGAATTCCGGATTCATGTGCAGAATCCGCAAAACGGTAATTCTGCATTTTATTTCCGTTTTCATCTACAGCCATTGAACCAAGTCGGCTCTGAACGACATCTTCAATGTCAAAAATATGTGATGAATTCTGGAACAAGGTAATCTGATGAAGATAAAGAATGCTAAATGATTCAATCAATAGATTTGGCTCTTCGCTTTCGAGATAAGGTAATGATTCCAGTTGAATGGCAATATCTAGCACACCGCTTAGCATTCGGAAATTGAACTCAGAAATTAGAGGATACCGTTCATCTAAGAGTGACTTGATGTCTTTGATGAATCGAACTCTTTGGCTTTTTCCTACATTTGGGTAGGAATACTTCTTAAGTATTTCGAGAGGTTTCTGAATGTCGGATCGCAGCACTTCGTACAGGTCATTCTTTAGCTCACGATGAATCTGAAATAATTGAGTATGACCTGCCTCTGTAAGTATGGAATCTATTATATCGATAATAGACCAATAAATTACATCCATTATTGAAAAATGGATCAACAGTTCATTTTCTTGCAGCCATTTAAGAAATATTCCAAGTTTCTCGGATGCTAATATTTCAGGAAAAGTTCCCTTGGCTATGTGTTTCAGCTTAATGTCCTGAGTGGTTTTTTGTAACCTAAGCCTTGATCTGAGCTCTCCCAGTTCGAATGAGCGAGGAGTGCCTTTGTGAAGGATTCCGCCAAGCGCAAAACAATCTGGTTTTGTTATATTTAGGCCATTCTCAGTTAGGCGCAAAAGCCTGATATTATTGCTCTCATCATGATAGATCGTGTATTGGCAATCTGCATTGGTAAGCCCATGCATTTTAATAACCATTTCACGCATTTCATTTCTATCAACCATTGCAGTCCCATTTAGAATCTTATTTCTGAAATCAGCATACACGAATCTTTATAGATAAAAGAAAAACAACCAAGGCCGCTTTTGCGGCCTTTTTCATTACCAAAAGGGAGAATCTTATGTCTCAGACCGCACGTCTGGGCTTGCCTTATATTGTCTCAGGCCAAGCCCAAAAAGAAGTCACGCATAATGAAGGGCTGAATAAGCTGGATGTGTTCGTCACGCCGGTGGTGGCGGATATTGCAGATATCCCGCCCGGAAGCCCTGCGGCGGGTGATCTCTATATCGTCGGCAGCAGCCCCAGCGGAGATTTCACCGGCCATGCCAACCAGCTGGCGCAGTACCAGACCGGCGGCTGGGTATTCTACGCGCCCTTCAAATGGATGGATGCGGTGGTGGAGTCGCTGGATTCCCGCATGGCCTATGACGGCTCTGCTTGGGTTCCCTTCGGCCTGATTATGCGCGATGGCGGCGAATACATGCGCGTGTTGAGCTGGCAGGATGATGTTGACCTCAGCCTTGACGATGAAACCGCCATGCTGATTCCCAACCGTTCAACCGTGCTGGCCGTGAATACACGGGTGATTGAGGAAGTCACCGGCACGGTCACCAGCTTCGGCGTGGGCGTGTCCGGCGATAATTCGCGCTATGGCAATGGTATCGGCACCGGCGCGGATTCCACCAATATCGGCCTGACTTATCACCCTGTGAGTTACTACAGCGACACTCCGCTGTTACTCACACCCGACGCCGGTTCATTCAGCGGTGGGCTGGTGCGGATCAATGTTCAGTATCTGGCCTTCCGTGGTCCGTGGCACTGGTAAAAAATAGGACATCATCATGGAAGAAGAATTAACAAAAGCCATTCGCGCCGCCGTGCGCGAGGGGATCGAAGACACGTTGACCAAATATGGCGTGGACACCACCGATCCCACCGCAATGCAGGCCGACATGCTCTACCTGCGTAAATCCCGCACCGGCTCCGATGAAATCATCAAATGGACGAAACGCTCCTGCATTGCAGCGGCAATTTCCGGCCTGCTGCTGGCGCTGTGGCAGGGCATCAAACAACTTATCACCCAACCTTAA